GATTGTCCAGACGCTCACGAATGAACGCCACCAGTTCCTCACGATGCGTTTCAAACATGGCGTAGTTCTGAGTCCACTTGCTGGGATACTTGAACTCTGGCAGATACATTTCAGCATAACTACAGCGGTCTGGTACCACTGGAATTGCACCAGCCAGGCAACCTTCCATGACACTGATGCCCAGATTTTCATGCAAGGCACAACTGAAGATCACCTGTGTGCGACCCAGAGTAGCATAATAATCAGCCTTGCTCAGATTCATCTTTTGTGTGATGATCATGTCAAAGGTCTGTGCCAGATCCTCAGCAATAACCGGCTGCTTGTCATCGTTGTACCGATGAGGCCAGATCACCTGGCGGTCCTTGACCACCTGTTGATAGCTCTCAAGTGGAGCCACAATCTGGTCATGTGGTTGACCGCTGCGAATCAGCCTATGCCCCCACTGTGACTTGTCAATGCCCAGGTTGTAGGCAAACATGTCCAGATGAAAGTCAGTGGCAAAGTAGCTGTAATCCAGGGCCATGAACCAGGCCTGCTCCTGTACCCAGGGCCAGGGCTTGCTCATGCGCATACCCAGAATATCACTGGGATCATAGGCGCCAGCATGCCAGATGCCATGAATCTCCACTGGAATCTCCAGCAGGTCGCTCATGTAACGGATGGCAGTGATGGCAAAATTCCAGGCATCTGTGACCAGAAACCTGTCACCTGGTTGCACACGACCAATCATGAACAATTCACTGATGGCCTGCACCTGACTGGCCTTGTAGGCGTTGGTGGCTGCAAAGTCCAGAAAGGCACCCTGTGTAGTACCATCAGGCACACTCTGCCCATCTACTGTGATCACTGCAAAGGGCAAGCCCTGATCACGCACCTGCTGCCTGATGGTGGCAGGAATGTTCACATACCATTGAGCAGTATATCGCTGATCAATGGGCTCAATGGGCACAATGAATATGCTGTTCATGTCAGTCAAATGTTACCACATTGTTCATCTTGCGAGCATCATCAGCCCACTGGTCCTTGAAGTTTTTGTTGCCCACGCACTTGGTGTACTGTTGCCAGGCGTAGTTACGCATGTCATACAGTGTGCTCTCGTCAAATTTGTATCCATAGTCCTGGCAGAAGGCCAGATACCGTTCCAGGTCATCAAAAATTTGACGGACGCGGGGGTTAGGTTGATGTTGTTGTCGTGCCATTTGTTGCTCCTTAGATGGCTAGTTGTTGAATGGGTTGATGAGTTTTATAATGAATCGTGGCACCGTTCTCACCATCTTCACTGACGGTGATTTCAATGTCACGGTCTGGGTAACGACTAGCGATTTGTTCATATAAATCATCGCTAATCATTTCGCAGCTTTTGTAATCTAGCGACAAAACACCTTGTGCGCCAGAATACAGTCCTTCAAGCCATCGCTTGAATTGAATGAATTCCACATCTCTGTCGTTATGCCATACCTGAATGGCCACAGTGAAATGAAAAATATGCCTATGAGGATAGGCCAAAAACGATACGTCATACTGGTCTCCGGTTGCCAGAGCAGGGTCATCCTGTGCTGCTGGGTACCTGTGAATGCCTTCCCGACGGAAAGTCACCCAGATCATGCGGCGTGCACGATCACTAATTCGCTGGCGCTTTTCAGCCTGTGCTTGTTCTTGTTGCATCATTCGTCTCCATACCCCACACGCTGGCTTTCTTCATACTGAAGCTTGCGCAACTGGCTGAGTTCGTCACGGTAAGCTAACTTTTGTTTCTTCATTTCGTTCAGCAGCATGGCATCAGCAAAGCCCATTTCCATGACTGCAATGTTGGTATCTAGTTCGCGGTGCTTTGCTTCCAATTCACGAATACGGTCACTATAATCCATTTCATTCTCCTAGGTTGGCCACCATGGCTGCATCTGCATCCAGTTCTTCAGTGTCTGCAACATCATCCGTGGTGGATTCTACTACTTCAAACAAACTATTAAAGGCTGCTTTAGTATCAAGGTTTTTGTAGAACTTGGTCCAGAGCCAGTCATGCTCGTTGATGATCTCCAGGCTGCGCTGTTTGTTTTTTGCAGCAAACACTGCATCAATCACATCACGCACAAACACACGACTGAATCGTTCTTCCATAAGCATGCTGGGAATCACACCTTGTTGATACTTGCGATTGGCCTCTTGTACTGCATTGATATGCATCCAGACATTGTGTCCTTGTAACAACACATAACTCAAAGTATCCCAACTGGTTTTAGTTTCTTTACCATGCTTGCCCAGTGCACCTACACCACGATAGCATAAGTCACCTAAGGTCATTCTATCAGTGATGGGACTACTTGTAAACTGTTTATGGACGCCTTCCTGCAGGACAGCCTGGGCAAATGGGCGAGTATCACCAGCAAATGCCTTGTTTTCAGCAGTAGCATCCATTTTATAACTCCACTTTTTACCATGCTCAATGCGATTGGTATGGTATGCCTGACCTTTGGCAGCAGCATAAAATGGACTGGCGCAGTCAAAGCTGATGGTCAAGCGGGGATTATGGTACTTGCGAATGGCTCGCTGAATATCAGTATAAAGCAGGGCATACTCCATCCAGCTGATGCCCAGATAGTGAATCCAGTCGTGCTGCTCTGGTTCCAGAAGTCCATCATGAATGATAGTGACCAAACGGGTCAGGATCATTTTCACATCCAGTTTGTTGCGACCACCAGCAGCCCAGCCATTGAAGTTGCGACCAGGATATTTCCGTGGATCACAATAGTCCTTCATGGTCTGGTACCAGGTTTCGGCCTCTTCATGAGTGGTGCCCTGCAACACATTCAGGAACTTACAACGACCAGTTCTATTGTTAATAAAGTAATCATTGTTGATCTGGGTGGCACGAACAGCATCCTGGTAGCTGTTGATGCCCACCTTTTTCATGACCTCTGGACGTCCCAGAGTGGTGGTGGGAATATCCAGAACCATGCCATAGTCCATGTAGGTGTCCATCCAGTTTAACACCTGCTGGCGCTTCTTCATGGCCAGGGGACAGTTGGGATCACTCCAGTTGGCGGGCCAGACACCCATACTGATCTGGAATCCACCACTATCGCCCAGCAAGAATGTGCCGGCTTCACGATTGCGAATCAGGTCTTCTTGTGGATTTACTTTAGAGGTGTCCAGATCGGCGTGACCAGCAGAATAAAGGCCCCACTTGTAAGTGTACAAGCCCTTTTGACTGTTCAGAAAGTTCAGCATTTCAGTGTCTTGAATCTGTTTGGGCATGCGTTGCGGATCAAAATACTGTTGACCACATCGTTGCTGTCCCAGACCACTGATATAGAAACTACTGATGGCTGGCAGGAACATGGCCCATTCAGGGTCATGCTTGGCTGATAGATTATCTTGCATTTAGTTTGTCATCACGGGCCAGTGCGGCCAATACTTCCAGTTGTTCTTGTGCCTGATCCACTGCAGCCTTGGCATCTGCCAGAGCAGGGTAATCTCGTGCCAGGCGTTCCATTTCATATTCGCGGTTTCGGCGGGCACGGGCCCAGTCCAGCAAACTGCGTGTTTCAGCATCCAGATCAATGCTGGCATATGAAGATTGCATGGCCTGCCAGTTCATGCCATCAAACACCTCAATATTATTACTACTGGGGTTGTAGCGCATGTTGCCCACGCCAGGCATACCACTGTAGTTGTTGATATAGGTGGTAGGTGGACTACCACCCGAAACTGTCAGGCCTGGACCTGTTGTGATGCTGCGAATCATGATTGTGCAGGCAGCAGATATTCGTATTCGGCAATACCGCTGTCAACAGTGATGCGCATGACACCCTGATCACTGATGTACACATGCTTGTCACCCAGCAGGTCCATGATGCTCACAAACTGCTTGACTGGCCACTTCAATTCCTTGGTCATGCTGCCATTGGGACTGGCATGGAACACAAAGTTGCCCTGGTGTGTGGCAGGATCACCAAATCGCACAGTAAGTCCACCGTTTACAAACTTGGTGGTGAACACAGTTTCTTCATTGTGCACACTTGATTGCTTCTTCAGGCGAGTGACGCCGGCGATTTCAGGACTGAAATCAATGTTCCAGGCAGCACCCTTGAACATGACATTCTTGACCTTTTCTTCAACCAGTTCACGAGTCATCAAGCGATAGTCGTTAACGAAGTCACCAGTTTTGTTTTCAAAGTGAATGGCGCTGGGAGCGTCTACACCATTGCGCTGTTGCCGGGTCACAGTGATGCGGGCATTTTCGTCATACTCATCGCTGAAGCTCAGGATAGTTTTGAGTTTGCCCAGTGTGGGCATGCCGAACACACCCTCAAATGCCAGAACAGGTGACTTGAATCGTGCGTTCATGATAACGCTGCGATCTTCAGCGGCTGCGTTGATATTGGTATCTGTTTTTGTGCCAGTTACCTTGACCAGGTCAATTACTCCCAGCTGCAGGGTATGCTGAATCAAGTCCATTAGTACATCTTTGGTTACATCAGTAGTCATGTTTGTTTCCTTTGTGATTATTTAGGATCACGATATGCGTGATATGTGTGGTGATTTTACGGGTTTTGATAGAGAAAAGCAATGGCAATTTAGCCAAATACGAACAAATCATTTACAGTTGTGTTGATATCGGTGGCCTTGCGCATGTCCCAATCCAGAACACCCAGCAAGTTATCAATCTTTTCATCCACCAGTACTCGTTCCATTTCGCTGTCGTCAAATGGCAGTTCTGTAAACCAGCTGGGCAATCTCAGTTCATCAGTGGGATAGGCCACACTGGTCATGCCCAGTGGATTGTCTCGCAGTTTACAAACCACAATGCGCATGCCGTCCACAATCTGTTGACTGTAGTTGTCGCCATGCAACTTGCGCAAGTAGTTCCAGTTCAAACTGGCGCGAACATGGCCCGGCATGTTGGCTTCACCGCGATCTGCACCAGTCTTGAACAGTTTGGTGTTCATTTGTTTTACTGCTTGCTCGGCCCGTTGTGCGTACATGGTCAGGTTGTTCACACTCTTGGGGCTACCCTTCAACCAACTGTCCATTTCCCGCAATTGTCGTTTGAAATCAACAACTTGCTGAACAATCTGATCACGACCATGACCAGCTAGTACATTCTCAAGCACACTGAACAAGAATTCCTGAATGAACTTGGGAGTATCACTGCGCTTCAGGTCCAGGCCCATGGCCTTGATTTGACCTAGTTTGCCATTGGTGTCTTTACGCTTGCCTTCTTTGTCGTAGATGTTTACTGCATAGCGTTTCTTGGTAATGAACAGTGCACGGTCTCCAACCAGTTCACGACCAGCCTTGATGATTTCACCATTCTTACGGGGGCAGTGGAAGGCACGCTCCATGAACTCAGGGAAACTGGCGTTGGTATTCTCAGCTAGTTCATCATAAACTTCCACTGCTCGCTCTTTGTTCCAGTTCAATTCACCAGCATCCACTTGACGGCGAATGATGGGCCAGATGCTGAAATAGCAACTGTCTGTATCACCATACACAATTGATTGCCCAGTGTGGTCATAATCACCTGTGATCTGCTCATTCAAATGAGCACTCATGTGCTTGACGATCTGACGACCATTCAGTGTGGTACTCTGACCAATGCGCAGGTCATAGAAACGGCAATGCTGATTCAACAGAGCGCCATATGCCGAGTTAAGCAAAATCTTACGAACCAGTTGTCGCTTGTCCAGAAACTCCTGCTCGGCTTTATCTGTGCTCTCTTTCAACTTTCGCTGAATCTGCTTTCGTTCACTGTACCAACGACTGAGCAGACCAGGGATGATGCCTTCACGTTCGTAAGTAAAGATGGTGCCATTGGCACTCAGCATCCAGGGTTGATTGCTGTCAAAGATAAGCCGCCAGACTTCGGCTGCACTCAGGTCATCGCTGCCACCACGTTCCCAGTCAATGGTCAACATGGTACCGCGTTCCTGATTCATGACCGCAGTGTACTCCAGACTGCCGAATAGGCCTTCCCAGAGTACAGGGCCACTGATATCTTCAGCATTCTTGTTGCGTTTGTCAGCGGCCAGCCGGGCCTTTTTATCAGCGATGTACTGTTCAGTCAGAGTGGGTCGGAGTTGCCCGATGATGGTTTCCGGCGCCATGTTGAGGGCCCGAATAGTACTGGGATAGAGCGAGTTGATATCAACTGCGGCAACCCATTCGTGGATTCCTCTTTTGGGCGTAGCAACATAGGCACCTGCCGCGGTTTGTTCTTCATCATCAGTATTTCCCCTTCGTTCCTTGTCTTGTACGATGAGGCCACGACTGTGTGCCTCGTTGATAACTGCTTGCTCAATCATGGCCACTGAACCCATCACTGTGGGCAGCAGCACTGTGTTTTCATGTGCCAGTTGGTTGGCTAGATCCAGAAACTGTAGTTTGGCATGAATCTTGTACAGCAGCATGGTATCCTGGCGGTTGTATTCCAGGAATCGGCGCCAGTCACGGTTGTACAACTGATCCAGTGTGCCCTCATACTGTGTCTTGTTCTCGCCCACTTCCATTTCGCCAATGTAATCCAGTTTGTAACTGTGGCGCTGTTCGTAGTTGTACTTCTTGTACAATTCCAGATAGTCAATGTGAATACGGCCCACCAGGTCGTAGGTAGTTTCTTCACGACCGAATCGTTCATAAGTTCTGGATTTGGGCAGTTCACCCATCAGGCAAAACTTGCGTGTGTCATCCTTGCTCATGACTCTGGTCACACGGTTGACCATGTAGGGAATGTCATAGCCTCCCGAGTTCCAGCCAGTCAACACATCAGCATCTTCAATCAAGGCAAAAAATGTTTCAAACATCTCCTTCTCGTTGTCAAACACAAATGTGTTTTCAAAACTACCACTGATTTCGGCCGCAGTTTCGGCCGTCATGCTGCGTGGAGGAATGCACAGGGTCACCAGTTGACCCAGCCAATCCATGTACACACTGATGGCTGTGACTGGATTGAAAGGATCATCTGTGGGGCTAAAACCCTTTTCAGGATCAAAGTCTACCTCAATGTCAAAGAAGGCTGTGTGCAGTCGGGGGGCAGGTTTGTCCAGATAGTTATCAGCCAGGCAACGGAACACCACATTCACATCACTTTCGTAGATGCGCTTGCTGTTCATGATGCGCAGCTCCTTCTGGAACTCCTGTCGCTTGCGTGTGCTGAAACGACTTACAGGATCACCAAATACAGTACGATACTTGCCTCGGGGATCCTCATAGTAGAACACATAGTTTGTGGGATATTCAATGATGTGCCGCTTACCATCCGCGCCTCGTTCTACCACGCGGATGGTATCTCTGTCCTTATCTAATACTGCGTCAATATAACTCATAGGGTAAACAATCTGATTAGTGCCACACTGTCAATGGTTACTAACAGTAGGTAGTTGGCCAGCATGCCCGAACTCTGGCGTGTCCAGGCCGCCCAGGCAAAGATGGCACACTGTGTCATAAACAGTGGATACAGTATTATAAATGGTGGGTTAGGCAGGGTCAACATCATGGTGAAACTACACCCGATGCTCATGAACCAGGCCAAGATTTCCAGCACACATCGTACTGGATGTGAACGCCAGTCCTCCTGTATCCAGTTTATGATTCCACGCACTAATCTGGTCAAAGAGTTTTGCCCACAGTTGTGAGGATGGTTTCCAGCAGTTCTTGTTCTTTTTGAGTTTTCCCAAACTCAGCTTTATGTGCCACACGAATGGCCTTCTTGAGCACACTGCTCTTGACGTTCAGTTCTTCGGCAATGGCCTTGATGGTATCATTTAGACCTTCGTTCAGGGTATCAATCTCGTGCATGACCTGCATGCCTTCGTTGATCAGTTGCGTGAGTTTGATTTTTTGGTCACCACTGAATGTGACTGGTGTATCAAAATTATCTGACATGTTGTTCCTTGTATATAAGTGAATAGATACTTAGTCTATCACGTTTACGCAGAATGTCAAGGGTTTTTACGTGATTAAATTTTACCTAAAAACTGGTGTGCAATAATCTTGCAAGTGGCACGGATATCTGGATTGCGTGTTTCACGCAAACTAAAAGTTTTACCAGTCAAATCCTGTTGTGTGGGATCCAGATACCCACAGTATACTTTGCGTATTTGTGTTTGGTTTATGAGGTCTTTGCAACTTTCAGCATATCTATCACGTATATGACTGGTACAGGGACTTAGTGTGGTCACACATATGCTGCCAGATTCTGGATCTCCCCAACGCTCACGATATCTGTCAAGAGCCACACGTTCAGCATGCCTCCTGCGTCCATCAGGTCCATAATGGCTGAGACCACATGCAACACGATTGTTATTATCAATAATACAAGCGGCCACTAAACCACAATAATTGCTGTCCAGTTCTTGCCCATGCACAATCATGGCCATTAGTTTTTCCAGCATCTGGTCCAGTCGGGTCGTGTCGTGAAATTCAAAATCAGATAATCGCATGATAGTATTTAGTGCTCACTTGGGCTTCTGGGTAGCGAGTCCAGTCACACGGGCAGCAGCCGCCCACTCGGTCCTAAGGCGAGTTCGGTGTTGTTCTGGGTTGTGGGTATTTTGTACTACTAGGTCTCGTGGGATCGTGTTGATAGTTGCAGGCCGGATTCAGTGCAGCCACGATACGGTCCTCTATAGCACCCAGCTTGCGTTTGAATGTTTCTGGATCATCGCCCAGGTCTGGTGGTATGGGGAAGAATCTCAGGGTAATGTCCTTCAGGTCGTCCATGCCGTAACCTGCAGCAGCAAAACGGTCAGCAAACTGTTTCCAGTTGCGCATTTGTGCAGCAGAGGTACACTGGTCTAGAAGTTTCTGTATATGCTTGTACCAACGTTCACGGAAGTTGTTCTTGCTGGCAATGCCCACATAGAAATAGCCCCAGTCAGGGTGATGCCAGGCATAGATGCCACTTTGCATTACTTCTGGTGGTAGTTTGCCGCGGCGCTGAAAACGGATCTTGAGGCCCGGTTGACCAGGTACCTTCTGCTGTACTACATCAAAGATGCTAAAGAATGGATAGCGTACACTGCGCCCTAATGCTATTTCGTTTATTCTCATATTCTCACACTATGTAATACAGTACTCAACTGGTCAAATTGCCCAGCAACTCGTTCATAAAACAATTCAGGCGGTCGGTCAGTCCAGGCACGATGTTCTAGTGCTAACCGTCCCATGTCACGGAAGTATTTACGGCTGGGCCAGCGACGGCTGTTTAGTTCCAGTCCATCTATCAATAGGCATTCTTCGGCTATTTGCTCAAACTGACGCTTACGGTTGTCGCCTTTGGCACTGGTGGCTGTCATCATTTTTATGGCAATGGCATCGGTGGGTATGTTAGGCTGTTCCATGTAACGAGCAAACGTATGTACCACAAACGCTTCAACCTCGTGTTCCAGGTTTATGTTGCTGCGTTCTTCGGCCACCATGATAACTTCATAACTGGCTCGTACATATTCTTGCCAGTGTCGCATCAACTACTCCCAAAGAAATTTTTCATCAGTGTGGTTTGCTTGGCCTTTCCATAGGGTCGGGTCAGGACTGGGCTGATGTTTTTGACCTTTTCTTTGCCGGTCAAATAGCGACCAGGTGGTTGAGCTTCTTGAATGTCTAGCAGTTCTTCGTGTGGCCAACTAATATAACTTTTACCGTGTTCATCACCTGCACGAATAACAAATACACCGCCTTGATCATAGCCCTCATCTTCACCTATTTCCCAGCCCATAGCAGCTAGAGTTTTTTCAGCTTTATACATTTCTTGCGCTGTGCCATTCCACCATTGTGCGGCTAATCTGCGTAGTATTTCTTCGTCTGGCTCATCGTCGCCATCTCCGCCGGGCGCAATGGCAAATTCCTGAAGTAGTTCACGGATTTTCACTTGCCAAATTCCTTCTTAGTGGCACGGACTATGCCGCTGAAACGCTTGTTGGCTTTGGCAATGTCTTGTTTGGCCTGCTCAGGATCAGTGTCTTTGTGGAAAGCCCGTTTGTCTAATTCACTGGCTTGTGCTCCGGCTTTCTTCTTGTAGCTGGCCAATGTTTTGGGGCTGAGTTCTGCCAGTGGCTCTTCTGCTATTCCAGCTTTTCTCATGGCGGCTGCTGAAGGGTTGATTTTCTTCAATGCTCTGGCCCGGGCCTCTTGCTCTTGTTTTGCTTTTGCCCCGGCACCAAACTTCTTTTCTTTTTCACCATAAAATCGCATCAGTGCTTGTGCTTCACTGTCGGGTAAATTATTATCCGGAGCAGCGGCCAGGTTGTACTTATCACGGGCAGCAGACTGTGCTCGTTGCAAGTAGGCACTAGATACTTCGTTTATAGAATCTTCCGCCACACCTTGCTGACTCTCGTTCAGTAGTTCAGTGATTTTCATGCCCGTTCCTTTTTCAGTATGCTGCGCAGCATCCACTGATGCTTGCCATGAGCATCAATGCGCCCGGCAATAAAATCAGCAATACCCTGCTCGTTGGCCTGTTCGGCTATGGGGAATGCTGCCTTCCACATTTCTAACAATCGGGCATTGTCTTGTGACAGTTCGGCCATCATGAGTTCGGCACGAGGTATCTTGGTCTGGTCAGGTATCTGGCTCAGTTCAGCAAATCGGGCAATGCTACCGGGTGTATAACTGTCCAGTTGGCGTATCAACTCTGCGGTCTGGTCAATTGCATTATCATACACTTCGTTGTACAAGTTGCCCAGAAATTCATGATATTGAGGGAAATTGGGGCCTTCAACATTCCAGTGAAAGTTCTGTGCCTTGATCACAAAGGCATAACTGGTGGCCAGTAGGGTTTTTAGGGTATCTGCTAGCATTTTTTACTTTCAATTGTTCCGGATAAACTCATCCAACAGCACACGTGCCGCTGCGAAGTTTTCGGCTTCGCACTCAAAATCTTGCCATTCGCCACTGGCACACAAGGCTCTGAATCGGTAAGTTCTCATAACTATCCTTATTTATTATCTTTGAGTTTCGTAATTTACATAGTCATCCATGTTATGATCTATGTAATATTTGATCTTGCTGGTGAATTCTGGATATTTGCGTGAGATTTCACGGTCAAATATCACTTGTACTGCGCCACGCAGACGCAGTTGCTCTAGTAGATTGGCCATGTAACCTGTGCCCTTCACCACTGCATTCTGGCGCAAGCGAACAGCACTTTGATAACCACGACTGCCGTCCCGTAATTGAACTTCGGCATCACGGTCATGCAGCCAATAGGCCATGATGGATGGTCGTTCGGGATCAGGTATTATCCGAAACAGCACATAGTTGCCACCTTCAGGTTCTAGCTCCGTACGCTCAATGGGCACAGTGACCCCACCAAAAGTGTATGCTTCGGGTTCTTCGGGTTTAGGGGCAAATTGTCTGGTGGGATCCAGCTGTCTATTAATACGAGCCTGCCTTATGGCTCGCTGTGCTGATGCCATGGTATCTTCTATTTCTTTTTTTGCCCGAGCGTTGGCTATCTGGTCGGCACGCTCTCTTTCAGCACGAGCACGGCGTTCACGGTCACGCTGACCTTTGCTGGCTTCATCCAGAGTAAGAGGGCGCATGAAGTCAGGTGATTGTGGATCATACTCAAAGCCCAGATCCAGCAACTCGGTGTACAGACGGCTGATATCATCTCGCAGGCCCTGTACGTAGTGTGGATTGCCAGCAGCAATCCGGCTGCCTGAACGAATGATTTCAGTCAGGTCCTGAACGTTCTGGTGTATTTCTCGCGCCAGTTGTCGTGCAACAATACGATCACGCTGGCCAGATTCCAGTAAAACATCATCCAATCGCATGATTATTTTTTCCGTCTGCCCTGACAATGAGCACGCTGACTAAACCCTTTGGGATTAGAGCAGTTAATACTACGCTTGTATTTTGCACTCCATTTTTCTGTAACTGTTCTTATGCTGCTTAGTGCTGTCCGGAATGCCTGTATATGCCGAGGATTCTGGACCTGCTTGACAAACTCCAGTGTTCTGGGATCACGGTTAAGCTGCTGAATTAAACCCTGTATGCGTTGTGGTTCGCTCATGAATTCATAAAGCCATCCATGAGAACTGTTCAGTGCCTGATTCTGAAAGAAATTTCTAATGAATCGGCTGATGGTTTGGGTATCTGCTGCACTCAGTATCAAGTCTTTGCGTATGCCCTGCGGGCTGCTGCCGTCAGCCGCATACAACTGGGCTTGGCTTTGTTGATGGTCAGGCTGTCGGGTTTTGAAGTCTGCAGCCTTTAAAATTCTTTCTTTGTTCAGAATGCCCACACGACCGCCACGACCATATGAGGCCACGTGACCTCTCCGTTCAGGACTATTTTCCTCGCTGGTGAACATGTGAGTTCCCTGACTGACTCCATCCATGCTCTCGGCTGTGGCTCGGGTGCAACTGCCTGGAGACCCTGGAGCTTTACCAGGTACCCGGCGATAACCGTCCCAGCACTTGAGTTCATCCAGTTGTTCTTCCGCCAAACCCTGCTGACCTTTGTATTTGTCGTACAACTCTATGTAACGCCGTATCATTTCTTCGTACTCGGACTGTCTTGTATCTCTTTTCTTTTGCAGGCCTATCATTCTAAAATAGGCACGCTCAGCAGATAACCAAGAGTTGTCTTGCATGTAGTTTATGACGCCGCGATCAAATGGCTCTAAACTGTCCAAGCCTTCATTGGTCTTTTTCTTAGTGGCTACATTGATGGCCTTGCCACGGCGTTCAGGATTGGGATCCTCACGGCGTTTGCGGCGGGCTGCGCTGGCACGGCCCTTCTTGCCCAGAGCATGTGCTTTCTTTTGTGGCAGACATTTGGGTTTGCCCTCACTGTCATCTCCACGAGCACAGTCTCCGCGAATCTTGCCGTCAGGCCCAAAACGAACCCACTTCTCTTTGAACCAGTCACGAAGATTTTCTTCTAGTGCCTGTTCATACAGATCCAGCAACTGATCCGTTTTCATTTCTTGCCCGTGCCCCAGTTCTTGGCACCACGCTTGCGGCACTGTACCAGTTGACCACTGGCATAGGCACTGGGCCAGACTTTCACACGGCTCTTGACCTTGTGATAGCAGGCATCTTTGGCTTCAGCAATACTAGCTTCACTGAAAGCAGGACCACCACATTCAGGACACGTGCCTTCCGCCACACCCTGTCCTTCGTTTTGTGATTTTTTAAGTTCTTGTCTACCATATTTTAAGGATGGCAGTACTGAAGGATCTAGCTTCTTCTGAATGATTTGGGAAACATAAGCATTTTTCTTAGCTTTGTTTTCCTTGTTACCTTCCGCCACACCTTCGCCTGCTGAACCACCTGGTTCCTGCATCATTTTTTCATCGTAGTATTCTTTGACAGCATTCAGATAGTCATTGGCCTTGATGAGTTTTTCTTGTACCCAACCTTCAAGGCCCTGGTCCTCGCTGCGATCTTTAAGCATGGCATATAGTGATTGAGCATTTTTTATAGTAGCCAACAGATCACTGCGAGCCATCTCTACCTCATGATCGGTTCTGACTTTATCTCGGGCAATAATACCCATGGCCTTTTTCACAGCAGCAGGATTTACTATCAGGTCTTGTTCTTGTAAGTCCTGGTCCTCAGCCACTGACTGAGCACTTTCACTAACTTTTTTCTTTTTATCCTGTGGTTCTTTGCTCTCACTGGCCTCACCACCTTCAGCACTGGTGTTATCAACGCCATAAACACTCTTTACAATTCGTTTGCTCTTGGGGCGCATGCTACGGGTTTTCTTTTCAGTAACCAGTGCGCTATTTTCCCAGTTGCCATACTCAATCACTTCGGGCATGCCGGTTTCATGGGTCTGTTCTTCTTCCATACGCTTGTGTGTTGCACCCAGTGGCACTGCAGGACCACCACCCACGGCACCAGCCACTGTAGTTTCATTTAGTATGTCAATTAGTTTTCTGATATCGTTCATGTTATGTTCTTCCTACCATCACTTCAATAGTGCCTATTTGTACACTATCATAGGGCTGAATGGCTCGGCCTATGATGCCACCATCACCGCCAGCCACAGCAACTCCAGCATCATCTGGACTTGCCCTTAATAGATCGCCTTTATTTATTTTTCCTGTAACACGTACGGGAACTCTGCCTACCAATGCTATGCAAGTGCCAGTTTCTGCCAGTCCCACATTCATTACATATGCTGGGTTGGTTGTTACTACACCTGCTATACGCTGGTAATTCGTGCTGTCGCTGACTGTGACTTCATGTACACCACCAAAGGCCAGTACTGTGCCAGCTGCATAAGGTGCATCAGCCAGATAATATTCGGCCAGGTCAGCGTAAGTGGCATTGATCTGGCTGCCCCCAGCCAGTGTCCAGTTACCAGTGATTGATCCTGGCGTTGATATAGAGCCGGCTGACAGGTTGGTCACTGTGAGTGTGTTGTCAATCACAGTGCCACCAGTGGCATTCAGTCTAATGTAATCAGGACCACTTGGACTGACAGCATCGTTTGTGACTTTTAATTCTAGTACAGTAGATTCACCAGACTCGGCGTAGTATTGTATTGTGGCTAGGTCGCCACCGCCACCTCCTGGATTTGCAGGAAATATAATACCCGCAGTGGTGTTTCCAGCAGTTGGGCGTATGATACCATCAACGTTGCCGCCAGAAATATTGCCTGATACTGTCAAGCTAGTCAGTGTGCCCACTGATGTGATGTTGGGCTGTGCTGCCGTAGTTACTGTACCAGCAGTTGTAGCACTACCAGCACTGGTGGCACTACCAGCACTGGTGGCATAGGTGGCATTGGCCACAGCACCAGTGACGTTGGCTCCTGTGATGTTTGTAAGATTGGCACCGTTTCCAGAAAAGCTGGTGGCGGATACCGCACCAACTACACCCAACGTGGTACCATTGAATGTCATATTAGGACTGGCTCCCAATAGGCCAGAATTATTGAACATCACTTGAGTATTGGCACCTGGTACTGCTACATTACCTGTGATGTTGCCGGCCACATTGCCTACAACGTTGCCTATAAAGGTTTGTGCTCTGACATTACCCAGGGTGTTGAAAGTTATAACATCATTGACATTGGTTACGTTGCTGCCAAACGCAAATTCTCCATTGCTGTTGTCCCAGCCCATGAATGCGTCTAGGTTGGTGGTAGTATAATAGTGCAGCAAAGTACCGCGGTCCTTGCCGTCATTGCCATACAGTGGTGAACCGTTGGCCCCGCCACCCAGTTCTATTATGGGATCACTAGTACGACTATTGATGATGTCATAATAGGTGATGTTGCCGCTGACACTCAGATTACCAGCAATGGCCACATTGCCACCAAAACTGGCATTGCTGGAAACTGCCAGCGTGCCAGTCAAAGTCAGAGCATTGCTGCTGCTGTTGAATGTGAATGCATTACTGGCGCCAAACGTACCACCCTGATTGAATTGTACTTGGGTGTTGGCACCCGCAGCCTGAATTTCACTGTACTGAGTCAGAATTTCAGTGTTGTCTGGATTGGGCCCCAGCACATCAGGATCATTGCCAATGAACAGTCTTCGTGCATCGCTAGCCCAGCCCAGTTCACCCACAGTCAACTGTGGCAGTTCATCAATATTGCCTGTGCGGTTTTGTATTCTTGATATTTGTATAATGGCCATAGTATATCTTGGGAGTAGATATACTATTTATCCCAACGGGACTGGTTTGATTATACAAATTGTTGATAGTACTGTGCCACTCGGTCAAACCAACGATCAGTCCAGGCATCAAACTCAGCGCCTTCAATGATGAACTCTTGATAGATGTTGTCTGCGGTGCACATGAAAATCACACCCTTGCGAATATCAGTGCCATGTACTTTATTGTGTGCTTCGGCATATGCTGCCAATTGCAGAAAATAATCCTCAATCCACTCACGCTTTTTGAGTTTATTAGATTGCTTGTGATCCATGATGGCGGGACTACCATCATGTACTCCAACTAAGTCAGTTGTTCCCGCATAGATTCCCGGATAGTACAAGCTCACTTCAGTGCCCCAGAACTCATTGCACTTGGCCAAGCCCTGAGTGATAATAGAATGAGCCATTTTATGGCTCTGAATGCTGTAGGGGTTGGTGCCCGGATCGCCTGTTTGACCAGTTTTTACATAGTTTTCCAGCCACTTGTGCATGCGAGTGCCGCGGCCAGCAGCTTCAGTGGTGATTTCTTGTGCCTTTTGGGGGCCCACACGCTGGCGCCATTCTTGCAGGGCTTTTTTTGCCGCTTCGGGTTTGGTTGCATCCAGAATGGTGGTTACACTGGGCAGGCGCTCACCGTCCGGCGTGGCATAACGCCGTTGACCATCAATACTTTTACGTTCTAGTTTCGCGTAGTTAAATTTGGGATTGTACATTAGCCGATTATAACAAGTCTAATGTGAATTGTCAATGTCAAAGTTCAGGTTTTTTGCTGGCTCGTTTGGCCATTTTGTCCAGAGTGCTGTCTTTTTTCTCTTGATCCACTTCTTCAGTGTCAGGGCCTATGCCCTTGAAGTACACCTGGTCACCCTTGATATTTTGTATGATATTCTTCAGAGGCGGTTCATCCAGCATATCACGCAGTTCATCATCGTCTAAATTGATGTCTGCGTCTTGCAATTTATTACGCAGGGCAGTTAAACTGTAGGGTTCTTTGGCCCCAGTGTCAACTGCACGACTGCGCAACTGACGAACTAAGCCCGAAAGTTTGATTTTCAGGCTGTCGTCATCTTCAAACTCAAATAAACGCATTATCTGGTCTCGCGGCCAGCACCACCCAAATCTTCGGGTTCTTCGTCGGGTTCTGGAAGTTCTGGCAGTTCGGGCATTTCACCGCCTACTTCTGCATCAACCTCAACTTCTTCTTCGCCAGGAGCGGGCGGGGCCATGCCCATACCCATGTCAGCTTCAGGGCCGCCGGCGCCAGTGATGCCGTTCAGCGCGCTGGTCAGTGAGCCCTTGGCCTGGGTGATGGCGGCCTGAAGGGTAGTCAGTGTCTCACTGACACTACTATTGAACTGCTCACTCTCTTGTACACCAAACTCATTCTGCACTCCATCAACAACTGCAGGCAATTCTTCAGCATTCATTTTACTGATTTGCTCAATCATTTTCTGCATGGTGTCAATCATGTCCTGGGCAGCCAAAATCACTTGACTCTTTTGAACTTCTTCGTTTTCCAGCATGATACGAGCATGCTCACGCAGGTCATTCAAATGGTCGCTTAAGGCCTGTTCCATCATGACCAGCTTGATATAGCCAGGATCCTGATGACTGTTATGTATGCTACGGCCAGCACGTGATTCTTTTAACAGGCCGCGAACACGACCCAGCATGCGCTTGGCATTCACCATGTCAATGCGCTCTAGATTTAGATCCATGCTATAGTGTTCTTTTAAAGCACGCTTAACCAGCTTGCTCTTTTTGTTTTCTTGCAGTTCTTGTAAGTTCATTTTCAAATCCTCGTTGTTGGCACTGTTTGGCCATGATAATGTATTTATCTAATTCGCCGCGAAATATCTTTTGGTTGTACATGTCGTGCTGATGCTTGACCATGGCTATGCTGCGCAAGTCTACATCAGATTTGCCTTTTTGGCGGGCATGTATGGCTTTGTCTATTTCTAGGCTCTCCAGCTTCTGATCCAGATATATCACCCGATTGGACTCATACAGTTTGCCATAGTAGTCCAGGGTGCACCAGGCGGCAGCGTTTCTCAAACGGTTAAAGCTGCGTTGGGTATCATCACGGTAGCGATACACTCCATAATAGCCCGGTTGTTGGGTTATGTAGTACTGCTCGTACATCACATACACTCCCTCATCCTCATATATAAGGTTTCGCATCAGGTCGTTGATGGCCTGGCCAGCCAAAGCTTCCAATCGCTCAAAACTGTGTTTGTTCATCTACTATCTCAAATACAATGTTTCGTAATTCTGGGCTAGTGTTCAGTGTGGTTTCTATCAAGGGCCATTCACCCAGATCCTTGATCATGGGCACACCGCGGCAATCTTGTAGCAAAGCACCCAATTTCTGGTCATTCTGTGCAAACACCTGTTTATAGTTAACAGTAAATTCAAACTGCCAGCTGGGAATGGCTTTTTTGCTGCGATATGCGTTGCCCCAGGGACTTTCTGGGCCCAGTTTTGTAGGCACCACTGTGGGACTAGAGATATTTTCAGGCTGACTACGCATACTGATGATTTGTAGTATGGTTTCAAAGTTAGCCTGTTGCATGCGTTGTTTAACTGCGTCCTGATCGGGTTCTGCCTCTAGCATCCCCCGTCGGTTGCTATAAGGTGTTTGAGTTATATCAAACAATGTCTGGCATCTTATTTTCATAGTAACCTTATTTAAGCCAATAAAAAAGCCCGGTGATAAAACCGGGCTTGGCGTTCACGATGCGAACTATTAGCTTACTGCAGTGAATGTAGCACCGTTGGCTACAACAGCAGCACTCAGGTCCACGTTGCTCACTGTGCCCAGGGCACGGATAGCAGTTTGCAGACTGGCTGCGGTCTGACCAGCTGTTGGGTAGATGGCCAGAGCGATGGTGCCGTTAGCACCAGCATCTGTGTACTCATACATGTGAATGGTACTCAGTTGAGTAACAGTTTGCAGAATGTATGTCACTGCTGTACCAGTATCACTGCTCACGGGCTCCAGGTTAGCATCATTTACAGTGAAGAAATTTAGCTTGGGGCCTTGTGGCTGAACTGTCTGGCCACTAACAATAGCGTTAGCACCAGTGTTGGTGAATGTTGGAACGTCAAATACGGCAACGCCTTTGTTGTCACCGCTTACTCTTGGAAAACCTGCCATGATATATCTCCTTAATGTTGTGAGGTCATGCACCTCTACAAGTATTTATCCCTGGCGGCCCGAATTATAATATGCTATTATTTAGGCTCGTTTTCGCTTTTCTTCAAGCTACGACTGAATTTGCCCTGATCGCGGTTTTTAATAGCAACCAGCAGCTTTTTCTCCAGCACAGCAGCTTGCTCAGCAGTAAAGTTACGTTCTATAACTTCCATCAAGTGGATGGCACTGGCTATGACATTGGCTGCCCGTGACTCAATTATATGCTTGGTGTCACGCTTTTCACCAATGGCGTTCAATTCCTCCAGTAAACTGCGAGTATTTTTTTTCATGGTAGTGTATTTATCAATTTTTGGTCAAGGATGGGTATTAACCAGAGTTTTTTAGCAGGCGGTTCAGTGCGGTGGATCTTACATCTGCCACTACACGGGCAGCTGGGGCACTAGATTGTATTTCTCCAGTCTTTTGATCCACTGAGATTGTGCTGGCAGGTCTGGCACTGGAAGTGGTCTTGATTTTGTCTAGAATATTGCTTGTGGTCTGCGAGGCTTGAGCCATGCCAGTACTGTCACCATTGTCAAAAATGCGCAGTGTGTCTTGGTTAAATGCCAGGTCAATTTTTTGCCCCACGCCTGAACTACTGCGAGTTTTCATCATCTGAATTTGATAAAGTCCGCGTTCACGCATGGCACGGCTGGTAAAGATACCAAACACATTGTCAGCAGTATTGATTTTACTGATACCACCTGAAATGTGACTGTGATCAAATTCAATTTCTTCAACTGCACTACGATTAAGCTGAGCCGCTGTGACCAGCAACACATTCAATTCTTTTGACAGGTTACGCAATTCTTCACTCACATACTTGTCCTTGACGAACAAGTCGCTGGGACTGACCTTGGCACTCACGGGCATCAACAAGTCCAGATAGTCCACACACAAGAAATCTGTCTTGTGACCAGTTTCAATTTCCAGATTCTTGATATAGGCACGCAGATCATTCACTGTGCTCTGTGCTGGTAGATATTTGATGTGGAACTGCCCGGCCTTTTTGCTCAGCATGCGCACCTTCATTTCCACATCATCCAGATTTTTGAATACTTCACGGGCACTGGTGTCAGTGATCATACTGTCTATACGCCAGGCGCACAATTCTTCACTGAGTTCCAGTGAAATGTACACACCATTCAAGCCAGCAGTGGCCCAGTTTACGCTGAGATTTTGCATGAACAAGCTCTTGCCCGAACCTGAACCACCAGCAAAGATTTGCAGTTCTCCGCGATTGAACCCACCATACAGCTTGGCATCCAGACAGGGCCAGCCAGTGCTGATTTGACCATTGTTGTTCTTGATGGCCAGTAGCCGGGCTCGTGGATCAGCAAAGTAATCTGTGCCCATGTCCTTTTGCAGGCTGATTTGAACTGCATCCTTGATCAGCTTTTCCACTGGATCGTAGTTGCCCTTTTCCAGATAGTCTGCTGCTTTAAGAATTGCCCGCTCCAGCTCCTGTCGCTTGGTAAAGCTTTCAAATTCATCCAGAAACCATGCACTGTCACTCTCACGCATGGCAGGGATCACGTCTATTGTGACGCCAGTGGTGGCATTTATCTGAGTGCCAGTGGGCAAGCTGTTGTATTTTTCACTGTACTCTTTGAGAAATCTCACAGTGGCCCGCAAAGATTTGTCAAAGTTGTCTGGATTCATGATGTTGCTGACACGAGTAAACAAACTGTAGTCAGTAATCATCATGCGCACAAAAACTTCTTGTATATCACGACTGTATTCGGTCATTTAAATCGCTTTCTCGCCATTTCTACTTTTATTCGGCTGCTGGTGGCATTTTGTAGTATGCTTAACAAAGTGGGCAACCGACCATAACGAACCACAGCATCATTTACATCCTTGACATTATCATGCCAACTGGGTATGCTCACTTGATAGCCCAGTTCAAATGCACGTTCACATATGGCCAGACCTGCTTCATCTTGATCAGGAACCACTATGATTCGGCGGCGCAGGCGGGACAACAGACTGGCCTGCTCCTCGCTGATGTTGCTGCCCATGTACGCACAACCACCAATACTCAGCGCATCAAACTGGCCTTCAGTCATGATACACACACTCCAATCA